CAACACTACATCATTATGTTGTATATTATCTACTGCACATTTTGCAGTATCTTCACATACACTAATGGTTGCACTACCAATATTAAATACCATCATCTGAATCTAAAGCCACTTCTAATATTTCATTGAGGGTAAGATGTTTCATTTCATCATCCAGCACAACTTCTTTCATATCAAGATCGTCGTCAGCAGGCTCGTTGTTGCCAAGATATATCATAATATCATTTATTGTGATAGTATCATCTATCTGTGCAGCCGTCCATATTTGACTCATAATCAAACAGTTCTGAATGCTGTTGCGATCTTTTATTTCATTCTTTACTAGGAAGTCAATAGCATTTTGCTTTGCTTGTGCATACAAAGAAACTTTGTCAGCAATATTGTACAGGTATTGTTTTTCACTCATGTCTTTAACTTTTGATCTTGTATTTCTTTTCGACGCTCTGTTATTAATGTTTTTAAATCGTTGAGAGCTTGTCGAGCACGAACAGCACTTACTTTCACACCCTCTTGTTCAAACTTTTCTGATTCTTTAACGTAAGTTGCAAATGCAACTTTCATTGCGTCATGTATTTCACTCAACTCAGCCACCTACGATGTGTCCATAAAGCTCTTTCCAGTTAACAACTTTCTTCATACCATCTGGTACAACTTCATTCATGTTCCAACCGTGTTCAATCAAGATCGGCCGCATACCTACTGCTTGGCCTGCGACAGCATTTGAAAACTTGTCTTCAATCCAATAGTAACCAGTGTCACGATATTTCTCAAGTGCTTCTTCTTTGTCTGCACCTGTATCCAAACACTCTAATACTGGAAATGCTGTTTCACCAAACAACTTGTCCAAGTTCATTTGACGTAGCTTTTTAGCATTAGGATCAAGACTCATACTTGTAACACAATGAAATACATAACCATGCTCTTCATGTAGTCGTTTCACATAATAACGTGCATCACGTAGTGCTGGTAGGAATGCCATTGCCGCACTTTCGTTAAAGATTACAACTTGCTCGATAGCTTCTTCTAGTGTGATACCAAATCGTTTGCCGATGTTGTATTCTTTGTTACCATCTTTGATTTCAGTATAACCATGTTGTGTCATCCAAGCACAAAATGCATATTCCCAGTTGAGTAGTACGCCATCGCAGTCTGTTACAATAATCTTTTCCATAAGTGCCTCTTTCTATTTGCCTTTGTTATGTTTTATATTAACACAAGGTAAACAGACTGTCAAGTCCTAATCATATTAGTTGGCAAAAACGTTAGAACTACCGGAGGTTATTTGGTGTGTTTGAGAGGTGCCGTCACCATCATAATGATCACCTATTCGACCTATTGGTTTGCTATTGGCATAAACATTTGGAGAATAAGTATCTAGTGGCGGCGAATGATTTACAGGACTTGCTGTACAAGGATCTCCGTGCGGATGACTTTTCATAACATCGTCTTTTCTAACAACACCTATGCCATTAGCAAATACATTCCCGCTGCCGGCATTACTAGATTGTGTAGTATCTACATTCCAGTTCCACGCAACAGGTACAGTTACCGGAGGATCTCCTCTAGTTACTGTTCGACAAACCGATCCTCTAACACCATCGGTGCAAGCAACACTGCTTTTTCCGTCTTTGTATGCTAATCCTGGCATCTATACTCCTAGGCTACTGCTAATCCTGTTGTTGCTTGTACATACTGACTGGCCATATCTTTTTCTGTCTTGTGTACAAATACTATTGCACTTTTATTTAGTTTAATGGTGCTGGCAGGATCTACTGTAAACACCCACGGTCCTAGTCCAATGCCTTGTTGACTTGCTTGTAATGCTAGTGGCTTGGTGATTTTAATATGGTTAGCATCTTCTTCTACAAATCTACCCACAATCTCTTCACCTGCTGTGGTTCTAATAGTTACTGTGTCTGTTGCTTTGTATGGTGCTTCAATAATCATAGTGTCATTCCTGTTCCGTTGTAGCCTGTTTCTTCCAAGTATGTTCCAAGTTGTTCATACCCGCCTATTTTTAATCCGTTGATAACAATCTGGGGGAACGTTCGTGCTTCTGGAAACTCTGCAAGAACATCTTCACGTTCAAAGTCCACACCAAGTTGCTTGTACTCATACGCAATCTCTCGTGAGTCTAACAAACGTTTTGCTTTGTCACAGAAAGGACATTGTGGTTTACCCCAAATCATAATCATAACGAAAATCCTTTAAATGTATCTGTGCTTACATCTTGTTTTGTACCACCCGATACATAACTTGTAATCTCTGTTTCTTGTGGAGCAACTTGTACATCTGCACCCGAGATCCATTTTTGTGTCCAAGGTAAAGGATTGCTTTTTACACTGTACGGGGACTTGAGATTAACATTGGTCATTCTGCGTGTACAGATCCATTCAATGTAATCACTAAGTAGTGCTGTGTTAAGTCCAATCATTGATCCATCCTTAAACAAATACTCTGCCCAAGCCTTCTCTTGATCTACTGCATCAACAAACATGTCAATACATTCCTGTTCTGTTTCTTTTGCAATCTGCTCAAACACAGGATCATCTGTTTTAAGGATCTTCAACAACATCTGTGTACTTGCAAGGTGCAGATTCTCATCACGTGCAATCAGCTTGATAATCTTAGCGTTGCCTTCCATTTGTTTCATTTCAGCAAACGCCCAACTACACGCAAATGATACATAGAAACGAACGCCTTCAAGAATATTAACACTCATCAATGTTAGATACAATAGTTTCTTAAGTTCATACAGATCAACATTGATAGTCTTGCCATTGACTTTATGCTTGCCTTCGCCTAACAAGTTGTACCAACTGCTCATTTCAATCAAGTCATCATAGTATTTTGAAATATCTCCTGCACAATCTACAATCTCATCAATGTCCATCATCTCGTCAAAGATTTTACTTGGGTTGCTGTACACGTTGCGAATAATATGTGTGTAGCTACGTGAGTGAATAGTCTCTGAGAATGTCCATGTTTGGATCCAGTTTTCAATCTCTGGCAAACTTACAATAGGAGCAAACGCTTCTACTGGAGCACGACCTTGTACACTGTCTAGTAGGATCTGACGCTTGAGGTTACTAGTAAAGATATGACGTTCATGTTCACTTAACCCTTTAAAGTCTTTGGCATCTTGATAGATATCAACTTCTTCGGGACGCCAAAAGAATCCAAGCTGTTTATCAGTTAGACTGTCAAAACTTTTATACTTCAACGTATCATAACGCTGAATAGTTGGGCCTCCTGTTGGATCTAAAAATGCAGTAACCTTGGTATGGTCTGCTTTGTTTGCTGTGTTAAAAACGCTCATGTGTGTGTTCCTTAATGGTTATATCTATACGTTTGTAGCATACTGTTACAAGCATGTCAAGTTTTATATTGTGCAACTTTCGCAATCTTCTTCATCGATTGTTGCTTGCTCTAGTTCTGGTAATGCTTGATCGCCCATTAGTTTGGTAATATCAAGTTCGCCTTGGCCGTCATTGGTATTGAAATAATACAACTGTTTGCCACCATACTTGTAGAACATCAACATGTGTTGTAGCATTGTACTCATTGGAATCTTTTCATCATCAAAGAAGATAGGATTGTAACTTGTGTTAATACTAATACCCTGGTCAATGTACTTCTGTAGTACAGCCATAATCTTTAAGTAACCTTCTGGCGATTGTTGATCCCACAGTAGATCGTATTTGTTTTTAAGACGCTTGAACTCTGGAACAACTTGTTTGAGTACACCGTGCTTGCTTTGTTTTACACTAATCAAACTGCGTGGTGGCTCAATGCCGTTGGTTGCATTTGCAATCTGCGCACTTGTTTCACTTGGCATGAGAGCCATTAGTGTGCTGTTGCGGATGCCTGTATCTTTTAGTTGCTTACGTAACCCTTTCCAATCCATACGTTCTCTGTGTTTGATTAGTTCATCCACATCCTTTTTGTAGGTTTGATTAGGAGTAATACCATGTCCATATTTGGTTTCCATATTACCACTTGGTGCACCTTGCTCTGCTGCTAGGTCTGCACTTGCTTTGATTAGATAGTAACTCCATGCTTCTGCATACTCATCAACTAGTTCCAGTCCTGCTGTATCAATGTACTGATATGTCAAGTCATGCTTGGCCAGCCAGTATGCAAAGTTGATAATGCCGACACCCAACGGACGGCGCTTCTCTGTACTTAACTGTGCTGCTAGGATAGGATAGTTCTGATAGCTCAATAGTGCATCAAGTCCACGCACTGCCAAACGACACACACGCTCAAAGTCTGTAGGAGTTTTAATATTGCCCCAGTTGATTGCACTCAATGTGCATAGACTGATTTCGCCTTCTGGATCGTTTAGATCTTTCAGTGGCTTTGTAGGCAAGTCAATCTCTGCACACAGATTACTTTGTCTAATAGGTGCAACGTCAGGAAGGAAGCTGCCGTGGTCGTTGGCATTGTCTACATTCTGCAAGTAAATGCGTCCTGTGTTCTTACGCTCTTCCATAAATGCACTAAACAAATCACTAGCTTTGACTGTTTTCTTACGTAGTCTTGTGTTACGTTCTGCTGTTTCATACAGCTCACGGAACTTGCCTTGATCTGCAAAAAATGCTTCGTACAACCCTGGAACATCTGCAGGCGAGAAAAGAGTTATATCGCCGCCGGTGATAAGTCTTTCATACATTAGTTTGTTGAACTGCACACCGTAGTCCATATGACGCACACGGTTTTCTTCTGTGCCTTTGTTGTTCTTTAGTACTAGCATGTCTTCTACTTCCAAGTGCCATACCGGATAGTAAATAGTTGCTGCGCCGCCACGTACACCACCTTGGCTACATGACTTTACGGCACTTTGGAAGTGCTTGTAAAATGGAATGATACCTGTGTGATAAGCATCGCCTTTGCGTATAGGAGATCCAATAGCACGGATACTGCCGCCACCTATGCCAATGCCTGCTTTCTGTGAAACATACTTAACTACACTAGCGGCAGTAGCATTAATGCTGTCCAAGCTGTCATCTGTTTCAATAAGAACACAACTACTAAACTGTCTTTGTGGTGTACGCACACCTGCCATAACAGGAGTAGGCAAACTAATGTCATGCAAACTAATAGCATCGTAATATTCTTTTACCCACTGCAAACGGGAATCAACTGGATAGTCCTGAAAAAGACTAGCTGCAATAAGAATATAACACATTTGCGGTGTTTCAAATATTTCGCCGCTTACTCTATTCTGACACAAATACTTGCCACGTAGTTGTTCCATAGCAACATAAGTCAAGTTCTCATCACGCTCGTGTTTGATAAACGTGTTGATCTTATTCCATTCTTCTTCGCTGTATTTTGTACCTAGCTCACTATCATAAAATCCATTTGCTGTATTACGATCAACCAACTCTTTAACATGACATGGCTCAAAGCCGTTGTACACTTCTTTGCGTAGTGCATAGTTAACTAGTCTGCCGCCTACATACTGATAGTTAGGAGTTTCTTCGCTGATAAGATCAGCTGCTGCTTTGATGAGTGTTTCTTGGATTTCTTTGCTGGTTATACCATTATAAAACTGAATCTGACTCTTAAGTTCTACTTCGCTTGGACTGACTCCTGTAATATCTTCACATGCATAAAACACAACCTTGTGTAGCTTTTCAATATCGAGAGTCTCTTTGCGCCCGTCACGTTTAGTAACTTGAATCATTATCTTTTTCCTTTTTGTCTATTTGGTATTTAGTAATACGTTGGTAGTGTGGCGTGCTGCATTTGACATTTTAATTTTGGCAAATCCGTTGCGTCAATACTCTTATTATAATAATACCCTATTGTTAGATTGTCAACGAAAAGAAGGTATCTTAACACACTTTCTTTTTCGTCTAGTGTAATATGTATCTCAAAACGACTGTTAGAAAAACGATCAGTTAACTGTAAAGTGTAGTATATTGCTAATATTTTTGTAAAATCACAATAACGATTTTCTTCAATCATTTCCCAAGGAGTAGGCCATGTATCTTTGTCATATGGATCTGCTGCTATGCTGCTCAACGGTGCATTGTTCCAGAACTCAATTGTATCTTCAAATGGAGATTTGCTTTCTTCCAACTTTAAACGAAAGTCTCGCCACATTTTCAAACGGTCTACATAAGTTTTATCAAACATCAATTTATATATTTGATTGTGAACTCTAGTTCGTCTGTTTCTGGACTTAGGTTATCTAACATTTCATTTACAACATCTAGGTGTATTTCTGTTGCGCCATTTTGAAATGCATTACCTTTTACACTAAAGACTAACTTTCCTACTTTACTTGGATTACCAGTAAAAATATGATCATCTGTCATTGAAATCTCTGCGTTATCTCTGTTGTAGATTACGGTTATTGTTCCATTTTGCATTATTGGGCCGACGTTATCTTCAGCACGATATGTGTATTCTAATGCAATAACACCTCTTTGTTGATCAGATGGTAGTCTAATCAAAGTCTCAGCTATTAGTTTTACACCAATACTAGTTCTTACTGGTTGTGATAATTCAATACGTTTTGAGCCATGTATTTCTGGAAAATAATCTTGACTAAAATAAAGTGGATCAACTGTTAGTTCAGCAGTACGTTGGAAGTAATCGTTTATACTTTTATTATTATCCATATCGATGTGGCCAGCATCGCCTATGCCGTTTGAAGTTGCAGTACGATAAAACTCAATCACTGGTTCTACAACTACACTACTGCCTCCGTCACGTCCTACATTTAAATATGTGTTATTTTGACTGATATTAAAGTTACCTGTGCGTATATACAAACCTTGTTTGTCAACAAGATCAAAAACATAATCTTGGATAACAGTGTATTGACTACCTAAAGTTTTTCCAACTGGAGGTATTGAAGTAGGATCTGCTCCTAATACAAATCCTAGTCCACAAGTATTAATATTTCCTGTTTTAAATTTATTGTTGTTGATATCATATTCACTGTATACTGCGCAAGCAAATCCTTCAATAAACATATTTTCAAATATATTATAATCTGAAGTTGCTGTTGCTACACTACCATTAGAAACTACAATGCCAACTAGGTTTGATGTAGGTATACCTTCGCTGGTTATGCCATCGCCTGTGCTCCAACCTGCTGAAAGTTTGATGTTTGAAAACTTACTGTTTTGACAGTTTTCGAGATAAAATGCACCGCCATTACTGTTGTGGAATAATGTCATGCCTTCTATGTTTACAAAACGAGCCATGTTGGCTGATGTTGTTGTACTTGCGTCAGCGTAGGTACCAGGTATACTAAGTTCGTTTACTGTACGGATAATGTTTTCAGGTGGGTTTGCACCAGAACTATTTAAAAATGTTTTGTCAATGCCGTCGCCAACAATGTTTGCGTAAGGTGGTATTTTCAATCCTGGCGAACTGATGAGATATTCGCCTGCTGGAATATAAAGTGTTACACGACTCCTGTACAAGCCCTTGGTTGCACTGTTGATAAACAACTGGTCAATAGCACGTTGTAGTTTTTCTGTTTGGTCTGTGCCATCGCCCATT